ACAGCATGGCGCTTTTAGTTTGGACAAAAAGGCACATAAATGCCATAAGGAGAAATTAAACCATGAACATAATTATCGTTAGGTATTTATTAGTGTTTGCCTATGGGTTAATGGTTGGAATGTGGTTATTGCACATTTATCAGTTATTGGCTACATGGTGGCGAGAGCGGGAAGCAAAGAAGCTTTACATTAAGCTAGGCGGCGTAGAACTTAAAAAATGTAAAACTAAATATCTGGTTATGCTAAACGATGGTGAGTATATCAATAAAAATTATTACGATAATTCTGTCACCAGAGGGAAAGGCGAATATTGGAAATACACTTATATTTCGTTAAGCAATGCTAAGCGTACTCAAAAAGAATACGGTGGAAAGCTATACATGGTAGTTGAAAATGCCCGTATTCTTCCATGTGGAATAGTAGCAGATAATAGCACTAATACCGGTAAGTAAATATCATGAGGAGGAAGCAACATGATGAACATCGATGATCAAGAACTATTGTCAGTTCACCCCAGTCATTATCCATATGACATGAAGCAACACTTGAAATATGATTCAGTTGCCTTCCATCAGCGAATAGGCGATTGTATGACTGATGAGGATTGGTGGCACGTTAACCAGGTGTTAGAGCAAGCCGCTAAAGATGGTACTCGGATAGTTACATTTGATAGTGATAGTTACTCAAGATACCAATTGAAACAGATAGCTTATGAGTTTGTTGCGGGGAACTTTTTGGTAGACCAGGACCATGATGGCAAGGACCAGTATGTCTATGTTTATTTAAGGTGATGACGACATGCGAATGAAGATATGCAAACGGCTTGGCTGTAAAGCAATGATCCCGTATGACCAGACGAATCCCTACTGTGAAAAGCACGGACAGAATTATCACGAGTATCAACGACCAGCAAGGACGATTGACCAGCGGCACTATAATCTGACGCGGCGTGATCAAGAAGCAAATCAGTTCTATCATACGCGAGCTTGGCGTCAGTTGAGCCTATCGGTTAAGCGTCAGGCAATGATGACTTGTGAATGCTGTGGGCATACGGCGTTAGCTAAGGGTAAGCTACTGGTTGACCATATTGTACCTAGACGGATTGATAAGCGTTACCAGCTAGACCGTGATAATTTGTGGGCATTGTGCTACAGCTGCCATTATTGGAAGACGCGACTAGAGACACAAATCTATCTGGATGGTGAGACCAACTTTATTACCAATCTTGACACAGCCACACGTTGGAGCCGCGACGCGATTCGCGACTGGATAATTGATAAAAAAAACAAATCGATTTAAAGACGCCTGTTCGTCGTTCTAAGCAACTTTAGTTTGTTGCGGGAAAGTTATACAGATGACGAGCTAGTTTTTTTAAAAGGGGGGGCCTAGGGCTCGCTAGGAGGAGCTCACATAGTGGTCTCAAAAACAAAAAAATGTGTGAAAATTAAAAAATAGAATGGGAGGGAGTATTGTGAATGTAAAACATGCAGGACGTAAGCGTAAAGCCAATCATGACGGGGATTACCACCAGTCTATCAAACAAGTTGACGCTAAAATAAAGGCGGAGCAAACGGCTATAAGTGACCTACAAGTTACCCCACCACGACACCTAGATCAATATGGGAGGGCTATTTGGAAAGTGCTCGTGCCAGAGATGGTTAAGTTTGGCAAAGTGAAACAAATGGATCGCGTTACCATGGAATTATTCTGTACGGAGTATTCCAACTACCGTAAAGCTGAGCAGACTTTAGTGGAATATGGCGATTATCTGCTTAGCGAAGATGGACAACCAGTTAAACGGTCGCCGGCCCTCACGACCATTAATAGTGCCATTCGTAATTTGAAGAGCCTTAGTGCTGACTTAGGATTGACGTTTGATGCCCGTTCGGGGCAAGTCCTAGCTGAACAACCTCAAAAACAGGCTGACGAACCTTATAACCCATTGAAGGTGGTGAATTTCCATGCCTAGTTTTGTGGGCGTTGACAATATTAAAGCCAGTTTGATGGATAAAAATCATGAATACCAGAAATTGTTAGAAACATATGATGATCCTGGAACAAAATATGCTTATGATGTGCTATTTACAGATAAGTATTTAACTGGGCATGACGTTCAGCTGGCTTGTATCAGACATTTGAATGATTTGAAACGGCAAAATAATAATGATTTTCCTTACACATATGATTTGAGCTTTGTCAAAGCAATCGAATGGTTTGCACGTAGTATTCCTGACCCGACTGACACCAGCCAACTGATTGTACCAATGGGGTGGCAATCGTTTATTTTGGATAGTTTGATTGGATGGCGAGATCCCGCCAATAAGGGAAGCCGCTTTCATACGGCAATCGTTTCTGTGGCTCGACAACAAGGCAAAACTTGGTTAGCCTCCATTTTGGTCAACTTTTTTTATTTTGCGATTGGGGTGGACGAAACAGCACAAGACTACCTAGTAGCAAGCTATGATAGTGATCATGCGAAGAAGTTATTTGACTACGTGGCATTACAAGCACGTGCCATTATAAAAATGCCAGAATTTAAAAGACAAGCTAAGGAGCAAGGCATCGATCCCCAAACGCGTCAGGTTATCGGACACAATACTAAAAATACGATCAGTATTGGTTCCGCACAAGCTGGTGGCTTTGATTCAAAGCATAATACCATCGCTGTTTTTGATGAAATTGGCAACTTACAACCACGGATGAACGAGAGTGTTAACCAAATCATCTCGGGGCAATCCAAAATTGCTAATCGTTTATTCATGGAGGTTTCAACAGCTTATCCAAATGTCAAAGTAAAATTCAAAAATGATCAGGATGTCATGCGTAAAATCATGGAGCAGGATAATCATGAGGCTGAAGACACTTTCATGGTTATTTATCGACAAGATAATGATGATGAGGTCTTTAGGCCAGAATTGTGGGAAAAGTCAAACCCATTATTAGGACATCCTGAACTGAAACAACAATTGTTGGACGGCTTAGTTTCACTACGTGATAAGCAGGAACGAGAAGGCGAATTAGCATCATTTGTTAATAAATCGCTTAATATTTGGAGCCGACGATTTCAAAACAGTTTTGTTTCTTTGGCCAACATCAAAAAGAATTTAACACAAAGTTTTGATATTAAAGGTCGCGAGGTTTACATCGGCTTTGATGCTAGTCAAACTAATGATAATACCTCATTTGGATTGATTTATCCCTATAAGGTCGGTATACAGAAACGATTTTTTATCCAACAGTATAGCTTTATCCCATTTGCAAAGGCCAAGTCGATTAGCGCTAAAGAAAAGCAAGATGGGTTACCCTATCGTCAATTGGCGAACCAAGGATTATGTGAAATCACGCGTAATCCCAGTGGAACTATCAATAAACAGCAAGTTTATGAATGGTTAGTAAAATATGTTGCTGACAATCAGTTGCAAGTTAAATTTATTATTGCTGATCCTAACTTAGCGGCTTGGTTCACTAAAATGATTGAAAATTATCAACGTGATTGGCCGCTGTTAACCTTGGCACCAACTTCACAGAATTTATCCAATACGACTAAAGATTTTCAAAATCGATTTATCGATGGCAATATTCGCTTGTTAGATGATCCAATTTTAATTGATGGCTTGAATAACGCGATCCTCATTGAGGACCGTGGTGGTGCAATTAAAATTGATCGCCAAAACTGGGTCAGCGAGCATATTGATACGGTGGATGCGTTAATTAATGCACACATGCAGGCTATGGACCATTTTCAAGGCTATCAAGGCGATAATTACAGTCCGTTAAACGGGATGGGTGATGAAGAATCTTTGGATTTCTTCAGAGTAATGTTTGGTAGTCAGAAAGGGTAGAATGATGGTTGAAAAAGTTAAAAACAGAATAAAGACTTTCTGGGACAACTGGTTATGTGCTGCCCTGTTTGTAAGTGGGGTAATATTACTATGTGTCACGGGATTTTTGATTAGTTTGACGTTCGGCTGTGGTCTATCAGGGCTATTGTTAATCGTCATGGCCTGCGTTCTTAATTATGAAGAACAAAAGGGAGGTGAACGTTAGATGGGACTATTGACTCCCAAAAATTATCATCGAAATACAGCTAGAAATATGGTTTATCCTAGCACCAGTGATCTATTTTTAACCAATATTGGTGGGCACCCAATATTATATGCAGACGCAAGTAATGTTTTAAAAGATACAAATGTCTTTTCAGTTATAAATAGAATCGCTAGTGATGTGGCTGCAGCCCATTTCAAAACGGAAAATACCTCGGCCATGAGTCGCTTGGATAATCCCAGTCAATTAGTCAGTCGATTTACTTTTTGGCAGGGCGTTTTGACACAGCTGTGTTTGGCTGGTAATGCTTATGTCCCATTAATTGGTCACAATTTAGAGCATATACCGCCATCAGATGTACAAATTAATTATTTGCCAGGAAACACTGGGATTATTTACACAATTCAGGAAAGTAATGACCGGCCGAAAATGCAGTTAACTGCGGACCAAATGTTACATTTTCGACTGATGCCAGATCCTAAATATCGATATTTAATTGGTATGTCACCACTAGAAAGTCTAAATAACACACTAGATATTGACCGAAAAACGATTGATTCTAACTTAAAAGTATTAGAAAACCAAATTAGTTCATCTGGCAAGCTTACAATTGATAATTTCAATGGCGATGGTAAAACATTAGCTAATGCACGCCAGGCCTTCGAAGAAGCCAACATGGGCGCTAATGCTGGTCGACTCATGACATTACCGTCTGGTATGAATTATGAACAGTTTGAAACTAAGGCTGATATTTTTACTGCTCTGAATGCGAATGCTAGCTTTTCAGCTGATCAAATTTCAGCTGCTTTTGGTATTCCTAGTGATATGCTAGGCGGCGGGACTTCTACTGAAAGTCAGCATAGTAATAGCGATCAAATTAAGGCATTGTATTTGTCAAATTTAAATACGTATGTTCATCCACTATTGGATGAATTACGATTAAAGCTACAAGCGCCCGATTTAAAACTTGATATTAAGAATATGCTGGATGTCGATGATTCTACACTAACTAACCAGGTGGCCACTTTAACTAAAAATGGCGCGTTAAGCGCCAATCAAGCTCAATTTATTTTACAACGCTCGGGATTCTTACCAATGAGCTTACCAGCCTATAAACCACAAGGCGAAGGAGGTGAAAGTAATGACGATTAAAGTAAAAGGCATGATTGTCAATGATGACGAAGCACTTATTTGCCGTGATTGGCTTGGCATGACGGTTGTGTCTCCGGCTGACGTAATCGATGCACTCCCTAAAGACAACTCTGATGTGGAATTAGAGATTGCTTCTAATGGTGGCGAAGTGGTCCCAGCAACAGAAATTTACACAGCGCTAAAGAATTACCATGGGAATGTTACTGCACAGATTGTTGCTAACGCTTATTCTGCTGGTACAATTATTGCGATGGGGGCTGACAAGGTGCAAATGTCACCTGGGGCCCAAATGATGATTCACAATGCTGCAAGTGGTGCAGATGGTAATTATCACGACATGGATCAAGCATCGCAAATGTTGCAGAGTACGAACAAGGCCATTGCGAATATGTATGCTGTCAAGACCGGTAAGCCTGTTCAAACTTTTTTAGATTTAATGGACAGTACAACTTGGATGGACGCTGACAAAGCAATTGAGCTAGGCCTTGCTGATGAATTAGTTGATTTTACACCAGTTACTAATTCATTTAATACATCGCTAGTTCCTTATCAAGCACTCAACAAAATTAAAAACTTAATTGCCAAAAATAAGCAATTAGAAAATAACAACAATAATGGTCAACTTAGTGAGCACGAAAAGCTAGTGCAAGCTAAGCTGGCTATTTTTAATAAAGGAGACTTTTAAACATGTTTAAACAATTACAGGCCACATTCGATAAGGTAAGTGCGGAATGTGCTGACCTTAATGCCAAGGTAACGGCCGCATTACAAGACGATAATTTCGATGCGGATGCTTATCATAAGTTACAAGATGAGTTATCCGCTAAGAAAACGCGTCGAGATGCCTTGAATGATCAATTACAGGCACTCTCGGCTGAAAATAAGCAGCCGAAGAAGCCTGAAAACAACCAAGGGAAAGGAACTCCGCTTAACCCTAAAGGTGGCGAAGATAATTTAGCCAAGCAAAAATCTGCAATTAACACGTTTATCCATTCTCGTGGTGCAAAGGTAACCAATGATGCGGCGACATCCGTAACATCAACAGAGGTTGAACCGTTGGTTCCCGAAACTATTATTTACAATCCATCCGCTGAAATTAACTCAGTTGTTGACTTGTCGACCCTGGTCACCAAAACACCAGTAACCACGCCTAAAGGGACTTACCCAATTTTGAAACGAGCAGACGATAGTTTCAACAGTGTTGCTGAACTGGAAGAGAACCCCTCATTGGCCGCACCTGAATTTACTCAGGTTGATTGGTCAGTAGAAACATACCGTGGCGCTATTCCAATTTCGGCAGAATCAATTGCCGATGCTCAGGTTGATTTAACTTCATTAATTGGCCAAAATATTGGTGAAAAGCGAGTTAACACGGTTAACAAGTTGATTTCCCCGGTTTTGAAAGGGTTCACGGCTGTTAGCACCACGTCATCCACGCTTGCTGACGATATTAAACAAGTATTAAACGTCAAGCTTGATCAAGCCTACGCTCGTGACTTAGTGGTAACGGCGTCTTTCTACCAAATCTTAGATACCTTAAAGGATAACAACGGTCAATATTTGCTCCATCAAGATATTACCGGCAAGTCCGGCGCTACTGTTTTTGGTGTCCCAGTGCATATTGTGAACGATACGTTACTTGGTGCTGATGGTGAAGCCCATGCGTTTATTGGTGATTTGAAGCGTGGCGTTTTATTTGTTGATCGGCAAGAAGTTTCTTTATCTTGGATGAAGAATGAAATTCATGGGCAATATCTTGGCGCAGCTATGCGTTTTGGGGTTTCCAAGGCTGATGAAAATGCTGGCTACTTCTTAACAGTTAGTGATACGACCACGACAACTAGCAGCACGACTGCCTCAGCAACCACGACAACCACCACAACTAGCAAGTAATTAAGGAGGCGGTGAGATGGCAGATGAAACCACGACGACCACCACCACGACCACTGATAGTAACGGCGTCACAGTTGCCGATATGCAGGCTTATTTAGCCGTTGATGACAATGAAGACGTTCTGCAAAGCTTGATTGACATGGCTGAGACTGATGTTGTTAATAACATTGGCCGTGATATTGATATCGAAACTTACCGTGCTGATAAAATGTTTAATCAAGCGGTGCGGCTATTAGTAGACTTCACTTATAACAATCGTGGTGGCTTAGCCGACTTAACACTAGCTTACCCACCAGCCTATGCTTATTTTCTGAACGGCATGCGTTGGCGAATACCACAGGAGGTGGCGGCTGATGAAACTAAAAGCTAACCGCCTAAACAAGCGGGCAGAGTTTGGCGTCATGGTGGCAGGGGAAGAAGTTAACCCGAATACGGGTGAGACCATTGAGGTGTTCCAAGCATCTTTCTCACGGTATGCCGGTCGTTATAGTCGAACAGTGTCCCAGCAAGCTGAACTTGCCGGGACGGTTCTCGCAGATACGTCAGTGATAGTCATAAGACATACTGATCAGGTTAACGACCAGATGAGAGTGAAATTCGCAGGTGATCTGTACAATATCGTCAGTATTTCATCTGATGACAGTACTGCGGTCAGTTATGACCTAATCACCGTCAGAAAGTATGTGGTGAACCATGGCTAATGAGTTAGAGACTAATGGTTTGGACGAGACGTTGGCCCAACTAGCAGCTGGCTTGTCGAATGTTGAAAAGCTTAAGATTAACACTACCGTGGCGGCTAACTTCAAAACTGTGATGCTTAGTGATGACCGCATTCCCAAGAGCACGTTAACCTATGCGGGTGAACAAGTGCATTTACGAGATGCCTTTACCATCAAGCCATATACGGCTTACGGCTATGTGGAAGACGGGTTTACTTCCGCCAGTAAAAAGGCCTATATCGGTCGTATGATCAACGATGGTTGGGTGGCGAAGGATCGCAATGGGATGACTCATTCAACGGTGCCTGGCCAGCATTTTTGGGAATTGACGGCACGTGAGACCGAACGGACAACTGAAAAGCTCTATAACCGTGAGGTTAAACGCGCCATTGACAAGAAGGTGAACCGATGACAGCCACCGCAACCGTGGTCGCGTTACTCAAAAACAATAGCGATCAGTTAACTAATATCGCGGCAACTAACATTCATGCGTACAGTATCAGTACTGCTGATTGGACGGACGACGCACCACTGGTTTTAGTTACCGAGATCAGCCGCAGCGTAAGCCTTTATGGCAATGATAACGTTGGGCGTGAACTGGAAGAAATTCAGATACAGCTTTATTATCCCGCCAATTATACGGGCGACATGGATACGATTGAAAAGGCGTTAATTACTGTATTGCGAGCAAATAAATACTATTGCAGTAGTAATGCAGGGCATGTAATGACGCCAGATACAAAGAATATATTGAATACATTGAAATTTAAACATACAAAATAGGAGGCTCAACAATGGGAGCAAAAGGTGGCTACATTGGCTTGCAAAAGGCCAAGTTAGCATTATTGGATGACAACAACGAAGTAATCACTTCAGGTGGTTTAAATGATGACGGTGACGGTATTTACACTGTCACTATTACTGAAGACTTAGGTGTCAACGCCGCTTCGTTAACCGGGCTAGCTGGTTCAACGACGTCAGTTTATGGTAACAACACGCGGGTCAAAATGTCTGTTGGTAAGGCACAGCCAAGTGTTTCACTTACTGTTAACGCGTTCAACTACGAAGTGTTAAACAAGATTCTTGGCCGTACTGATCTTGGAAAAGGCATGTTCAACTTTGAAGGTGACCCTGTAAACTTGGCAATGGCCGTATATTCCAACACAGATAACGGTGGCGACATTATCTTCGGTTTCTACAAAGGTATTATGACGCCTGGTGATTTATCACTTGCCACTGACCAAGACACTGAGAGCCGTGTTACTGACGCGTTAACTTATACGCCGCTTGGTAATGAAGATGGCGATTATGGCGTGATTGCTTGGTCTGACGATGATGGGTATGAAGAAGCTGATGTGCTTGACACAATCTTCCCACAAGCAGCAACGACCACAACCACAACTACGGCGAGTAAGTAGTACAACCACTACAACCACAGTAGCACCTACAACCACGACGACCACTACGGACGCGGGCTAATAGCATTAAACGTCGCCTATAAATCAACAATACAACATTATGCTGGGCGGCAATTAGGAGGTTCTGATTTGAATTGAAATTAATCTTATGCCAACCGGCAGTTCAACGCTTCAAGTGGGAACTAGAAGTTTGCTTAACCAATTTAAAGCAAGTGGGCTTTGATTTATCATCAGTGATTTTGCTATTCACAAAGCACGATCTGAAAATCCCAGCATATTTAGCCCATAAGTACGGTGTCACGGTGCACGTGTATAAGGACACAAGAGATGACAAAAATTATATTCCAGCGGTTAAGCCTTGGTTATGGTGGCAATTTTTAGCGGAGAATCCACAGCGAGAACAAGAGACGTATTTTTATTTCGACAGTGATGTCATTTTCAGGCAGAAACCTGATTTTAGAAGATTGAAAGCAACACCGGATCGTTGGTTATGTAGCAATACCAATAGCTATCTTAATTTGGATTATTTACGGCACTGTCAAAACGGGGCCGAACTGCTCACAAAAATGGCTGGAATCGTCGGAGTTACAGTACCATCGTTAGAAACCATTAACCAGAATTCTGGTGGCGCCCAGTGGGTCATTGATCAGCCTAAAGCCAGTTACTGGCACAAAGTTTATCAGGACTGCAACCGATTATATCGGTATTTACAGCAGTCTAAAAGCAACGTTCAAGTTTGGACAGCTGAAATGTGGGCGCAACTTTGGAACCTACTATATTTCAATATTGGCCCACAAATTAGTCCGGAATTAGAATTTTGCTGGGCCACTGATCCGCTGAAACGGTGGCGTGAAACTAAAATTTTACATAATGCTGGTGTAACTGCTCAACACAAAGATTTGTTTTTTAAAGGGAATTATTTACATAGTGCACCATTTGAAACTGATTTAACTTTTGTTAATCCTCAAAAGTGTTCTAGCAAATATGTGGCGGCAATTCATCAAGTTAATTAAGAAAGGATTTACATATCATGAAATTAAACTTAAAGAAATTAGGCATTAACAAAACAGTTGAGGCCAAGATTACCAATCGCGTGGCTCGTAACGCCTTACAAGTTGCAAAGATGGCGACGGCTAGTGATGCAACGGACGATGACGCTTTAGCATTGGATGACCAAATTGGCATGATTGAGGCAATCGTTGATTTTATCGACAATGTTTTCAAACTGACCGATAAACAAGTGGACCAAATTTGGGACTGCGATTTTTCAACAACTCAAGAATTCTTTGGCGAACTGTCAAATGCCATCTTTGAAGCTAAACCATTGTCGCCAACGGAAGCCGGGGCAAAAAAATAACAGCGCGCAAACGTCTGCGCGAAATCAATAATTTCCTAGAAGATATGGATTATAACTGCCAACAAGCGATGGTACAAATGGGAATTCCGGTCAGTGTGTATGAAGAAGAGGATTTCATGCGCATTAACCAGGTCATGCTTGCTAAACCGCGTGATGAACGGGCACAAGACCCAATGGCCGCTTTAAAGGCAGCTGGATTGACCATTGGAGGATCTATTAAGGCTTAGAAAGGAGCTAAGATGACAGAAATTGCAGGGTATCGATATCGCTTTGATATTGCAGACAGTGGGTTTAGGGAAGCCATCAAAGAAATGCGCGCTAGTTTGCGCTCATTAAAGAAAACAACTAACGCAACATTTACAGAGTTTAATACGGCTGGCGAGAAAGCCACTGCGTTTAAAGAAAAAGTCAAACTGCTCGGTCAACAAATTAAGACTGAAAATGAAATTCTTAAATCCGCTAAGGCCCAGTATGCTGAACTAACTAGCAGCTTAAATCGACATGAGACGGTGCTGAAAAGTAGCGTTACTCGGCAAAAAGAGTTGGGGAATGCCTTAGAAAACACTGAAAGCAAACTCAAACGTGCTAAAACGGTCCTAGGTGAGGATTCTGACGAGTATCGAACATTAAATCAGCAAGTTAGCAAGCTGAAAGCGGATTATCAAGCACAAACGGAAACGGTTGCCAAAGCCAATAAGGCTTATGAGAATACGCGCAAATATTTGAATACGACTGGCGACCAAATTAGCCGGACTCGACGGGAGATTGCGTCACTAACTGCACAACAAGAAAAGAGCACTAAACAAGCCGACTATTATCAGAGTGGTATTGACGATATTCGCTCAGCTTTAAAACGCACTGCCAAAGAGAATGCGAGTTATGTCAGCCAACTTAATTCGCAAGGGAATGTTTATTCTGCCCAGAAGGCAAAACTGTCCGGGTTACGTAAACAGCACAGCTTACTAGGCGAACAAATTACTAAAGAGCAGGGCTTGTTAACGACCCTAAGCGCTAAATATGGCCAAAATTCCGCAGAAGTCCAAACACAGCGGACACAGATTAACAAGCTCACGACGGATTATAACCGAGAAAATACGGCGATTAATAAGTTAAACGTGAAGTACGGTAAGATGTCAACGAGGATGGCTAGTGCCCGCGATATGGCGTCTAAAACCGCTACAAAAGTCAAGGCTTCGCTAGCTAAGTATAAAGGCGCTGCAATAACAGCGACGGCCGCTATTACGACTTTGGGGGCGGCGACCATAAGTGGTGCCAAGAAGGCGTCCAGTTTACAGAACATTTACAAACAAAACCAAAACTTGTTAACCACGAGTGGCGAGTCGGCCAAGACGGCCATTAAAGCTGTTACTGAGATGCAGAAGGATGGTCGGAAGTATTCCATTAAGTACGGCGTTAGCCAGAAGACGATCGCTGAAAACTATCAGGACTTGATAAAACGTGGGCATACGGCTAATGAATCATTGGCGGTCATGAAAACCGAGTTGCAAGGGTCCGTTGCTTCGGGAGACGACTTCAATGATGTTACCAAAGTATCCAGCCAGGTGATCGAAGCTTTTGGCATGAAAACCAATAACACGGCTAAAATGGTCAAAAATACCAAGCGCGTCGTTAATGACCTAGCCTATACGGCTGATACGACCGCGACTGACTTCCAAAGTCTGGGCAAAGGGATGGAGTATGTCTCCGAAACGGCTAATAATGCTGGCTTTAGTGTTGAAGAAACTAGCGCAGCTTTAGGTGAATTAAGTAATCATGGGCTTTGGAAACTGGCCGCTTAAACAGAAATGTTTTTGAAAAAGAACTCCGTTAACTCGGGGAAGACTAAATGATGTATATTTGAAAAAATATATTACATGTTGATCCCGAACCAAGCCTAAAAAGAAATTTTAGGAAGGCGTAACGACTAGATAGAGTAACCTAAGCAAAGCACATGAAAAAACATGTGCTTTTTGTATGGCGAAATATCCACGAAGGCGGAGAACCTTAACGGATTATGACGAAGGTTAAAATATAGTCTGAACTATATGGAAACATATAGAAGTAGTGGATAAAGAACCGCTACGATAACATAATGGGAAGCCGATAAAGCGGGTACGGGCTTACGTAAAGTAATTACTAGCCTGGCAAAGCCAACAGATACTGCGACCGGAGCATTGAAGAAAATTGGAATCACATCAACCAGTGTCTTTAAGAAATCAAATGGCAATTTTAAGTCGATGACGAGCATTATGGGAATCTTACGGAAGCATGTAAAGAATCTCGGTGGTTCTGAAAAATCTAATGTGTTTAAGTCCATATTTGGTTCAACTGGAATGGCAGCCGCACAAATCTTAGCTAAGAATAGTACCGCTCTGGGCAAGTTAACCAAGCAAGTCTCGAAAGCAGGTAAAGAAGGTAAATATGTTCAAAAGTTAGCCAATAAAAATAGCACTACCGCCCAAATGAACGTCAAACGGTTTAAACAAGCCGCGTCATCGTTGGAAACGATGATGGGGGCCAAGCTACTGCCAGTGATGACCGAAGCGGCTAATAAGATGACGGTGGCATTTAACAACAAGAGTGTTCAAAGTGGGCTTAAGAAGACCGCCGGATTAATTGCTGATTTACTTGAAGGCACGCTAAAGGTGGTTGAATTTTTTGGCAATCATACAAAGACGTTAAAAGTCTTTGGAACGACTTTGGCTGGTATATGGGGACTCACCAAAATCAATAAGTTTATTCACTTTTTGAAAGATATTCGTACTAATTTAGGTCTGGTCGCAACAACTGCTAAGAAGACCGCTATTACTGACACTATTATGGCTGAAACTGATGCTTTAAAAAGCCAAAATGAAGTGCTTGAAACCAACAAGGAATTGAGCAATGAAAGCACCCTTGGTTCAGTGACTGGTAGTACTGAAAAGTTAGAACAGGAAGCGAACGAAGTCGGTGAAGTAGCAACGGCCACAGAAACCGCAACGACTAAAACCACCCTTTGGGGACGAGCCCTAACTAAGTTAAAGGGTGGTTGGACCAAATTAGCACCGTTGGCGATTAAGGTAGTCAGTAAAATTGTAACTGTAGCTGGCGCTGCACTCTCAGCATGGGATCTCGGTAAGTCGATTGCCCAAGCAGTTAATAAGCCCACGACGACCAACAAAGTTAAAGTTGCCTCTAAGACCCTAGGCACAGTTATCGGCGGCGTGCTTGGTTCGTTTGGTGGCCCATGGGGAACTGTAATTGGGGCAACAATCGGGGAACAACTCGGGAGTACTAAAACAGCAAATAAAATCGTTGCCGGGTTGGGGAAATCGTTAAAACGTGCGCAAACCTATTACAAAGACCACAAAACGGTTGTTAATGCAGATGGCACCACTACGGTTAAACTAACCGTCGCAGGTGAAGCAAAAAAACAAATGGCTGCTTTAAAAAAGACTTTCAATAGTTTACCCACGGCTACTAAGTCTGCCGTTAAAAAAGCTAACAGCGAATTTAAAAAGCTAAATGTTAGTCGACTGAAATTGGGTGTTAGTTTAAATAAAAGTAGCTTAAAGAAGTCTTCCACCGCAATCATTAAAGCAGTTAATAGCCTTTATAAGGAGATTAAAAATAAAGCTAAAAACCATGCTAGCAGTGCTGCAAAAGAAGCCCAAAAGCTCTACAAGGCTGGCCTAATCAATAAGTCAGACTTGAAAAAAACCGAAAAGCTGATCAAGTCACATTACACAAGCACTACCAAGTCTGCTAAATCAGCCGCTCAAAAAATCAAAAAGATTACCAAATCTGAAACGAGAGATCTTGAAGAGAATACTAAAGAACGTGGTAAGGCAATTAACAAGGTTGAGAGTCACTATAGCGCTAAACGGGCCTCAATGGCTACTGAAGAAAAGAGTAATATTGCTAAAATTAAGCGAGGTCAAACGGTCACACTTGACGGGATTGAATATAGTGGACAAAAAGGCATTAATAAGATTCAAAAGGCTTATAGTGCTAAACGCCGAAAACTAAATTCAGATGAAGGTAAGGCTATCAATGCCAAAAGTGAGTCTTACAGTAAGACCCGGAAAGGCATTTATGCGGCCTATGCTAAAAGCTATGTTAATCAGGAAGAGAAGCTTGGAATTTCAATTTCTAAAACGCTCACTAGTAGTAGTAAAGCGCAAAAGGCTATTATGACCAAATTAAAAAGTGCTAAAGGTAAGATTAGCCAGGCCACTGCAGACAAGTTGATTGAAGATTCTTATCAGACCGCTAAAAAGAGTATAAAAAATGCCGATGACGATTATACGGCTGAAAAAGCTAAGGCTGAAAAGAAAAAGAACAGCTTGATTAAATATGCCAATGATACTTATACCGGCAATAGTGCCTATGCTGTGAAGATGCGTAAGAAACTAACTGACGAAGCCGATACTCAGTACAAAAATTCGGTTTCCGCTGCCAAACAAACGAAGACTGAAACGGAGGCACAAATTGCGGCGCAAGAAAAAGCCACTGTGAACACAGCCAAAAAGCAAGCTAAAGGTATTACTACACATGTGGTAAAGCAGGGGAATAATACTATTGAGGCCGCAGGAAAAGGTGCCAGTGGTTCGGCCAATATTTTTAGTGGCTTATTAAAGTGGTTAGGTAAAATTAAATGGTTGACGGGAGTCAATGAATCTAGTGGTGCTTTTAACCCTAATGTTTACAAAATTAGTGGTATGTCGTATGCACGCGGGACTGGTAATGGTACTGTCGGAAGATCAGGGATGGCGCTAGTTGGGGAACAGGGACCAGAACTGGCCTATAATGCAAATAAGGGCGTTTTCCGAATCTTAGGAGCAAATGGCGCCGAAGTTTCTAAAGTAGATGGTCATGAAAGTATTTTGAACGCAAAAGATACCGCTAAAGTCCTTAGTGGTGGCTATGGGAAAGATAAAGTATTGCCCGGCTTTGCGAGCGGAACTAGTACGCTTAGTAACTTTTTCAAGTCTATCACTAAAAATGCAACTAAATTGTACAAATCATTAAGCAAAACAGTTAAGGCAGCATTGAAACACCCAATCAAAACAGTTGAGTCGTTGCTGAAGGGAATTACCAGCATTAAGGTCCCCAACAAGGGCTGGGTAAGCGCTAAGACTTGGGAAAAAGGGTACAACGGCGTTGGCAAGTCAATCACCAAGAACGCTGAGAAAGTCTTCAAAAAACTAGCTTCAGCAGTTACTGGCGGTGACGCGAACAATCCTACCGGCTCAGGGGTTACCCGTTGGAAGCCGGTTATCAAAAAGGTTGCTGCAAACATGAATGTTGACCTAACTTCTAGTGGTATGTCAGCCGTGCTGAGCCGCATTAAACAAGAATCAAACGGTAGTCCTACCGTTGAAAATGATTGGGATTCGAATGCCAAAGCCGGGCACCCGTCCATTGGCTTGTTGCAGTACATTGAACCGACGTTCAAATCTTGGTTACCGACTAAGTCCGGCCACAAGTATCCTAGCAACATCAAACATGGTGCGTCTCAAATTGCGGCGCTGTTTAATGATTCGAGCTGGCTATCTGACATTAGTGTGTCTGGTGGCTGGGGCCCAACAGGTCACAAACGCTATGCTAACGGGGGCTTTAGCAACGTTGAAAAGCTTGCCCATATCTCTGAAGGCAACCAGCTAGAAGCAATCATTCCGATGAGTTCACAGAAGGGGAGCCGTGGGTATGAGCTACTTGGGCAAGTGGCCACGATGTTCGCTGCACGAGATAAGAATAAGTTGAGCGCGGCAACTAGCACGACGGCTACTGCAAGCAGTGGCACAACAGCGCTTACTTTACTTCAAAAAGTGGTAGATGGCCTTGATAATCTGTACACTGCGCAATATGATACAGCGCTGACTAAGAACGACATTTACAAGATTAACAAGAGTGTATCTAAGAAACAGACTAGAATTAAAAACTTTGCAACCGATTAGGAGGGGTGATCTTTGGAACTAACAAGCAGTGATTTCCAGTCTAATAACATCTTGAGTATTGGGACTTTAACCAATTACGATATGGGGTTCTTGGTAAATAAGTTTACCCGTAACTTTGTGCCGGACATCACTGAAAATACACAGACAATTCCTGGCCGCGTAGGGCTGGGCTATATGCCTAACTCCTACGGCGGGCTTCAGCTCACGGCTGAGTGCACTATTATTGCGGACAAGTCTGATGACGTCTATCAGATCATGCGTGATATTAGTGAAGGGCTTTGGAGCGATAAAGCAGGTGAAGAAGAACAGGCTATTACTTGGTCAGGCGATAACAACGATGGCCTGATTGTTTATTTTGGCCACGTGACAGATGTATCCACGCCTGCCTGGACTGATGAAGCCAGCTATTATATGGCCACCTTCACAATTACGTTTAAATGTAGTGATCCTCACGGCTTTGGTGCCCAGCACTGGGTTTATCCGCGTTACTATACTTCAGGTGAGCTGCTACAGCTCAATGCTGACGCCTTGGACATCAAGACGGTGGCCTCAAGTAATTATCTTGAAGATACCATGAATGAAGTCGGCGATGACACGGACACGCAGCGGGACTACGGCAGTGATGACTATGCTGAAGGCACAGCAGTGGAAAGTGCCAGCGTTGCAGATGACTTCATCACAGACGCCCAGGGTGGTGACGTACAGCTTCAATTTGACTACATCATTGACGCACCATCAACAACAGCAGTCACATCTGGTGACGCTACAGGGGGCGCAACGGCAACAACCTCAGTAGGTTCAACCAGTGAAGTGTATGCCACGTTTACAGTGACATATTCAGACGGCTCAACCCAGGACGTGACGGCGACAATTACAATTGATAGTCCTGACGGTACCAGCACATATTCAGGGACAGCGACAGGGACAGCAACACTCTCAAGCACGCTGTCAATTGCCAGCGTTTCTGATTGCTCTTTGTACATTAACTTGTTTGCTGAACGGGTCACTCTGAGCGGCCTGCAGTTGATGATTCAGGCGCAGCCTACGGCCACCCACTTTAATTGCTCATGGAATAGCGCCGCAGATAGTGTGGCTAACACGTTCGATGTTCAATTAGCGGAGTATGATAGTAGTGGGGCGCTTGTCACCACTAATACCATTGCAACGGTCACGCCTGACGCTGATGACACTGATGAGTATGGTAATTATGAAGGCACGGTTGATACAGATTTTTCTTGGCCAACTTTAAATAGTGCCACTGAAAGCCTGTACTTATATCTATCGCAAGGTAACACCGACACTATCACCATTGACAGCTTCAAATTTTATGCCACGAACTCAGACGCTACGATCACGACATTATTTGATGACGCCGACACTGCTTACAATACCCAGTTTATCTTGACTGATAGCACAACAGTTAAAGTAACACCCAAAGGGAACGCAACGACGGAACCCGTATTCACTGTAGTGCCAACTGAAAGCATTAACCGTGCAGGCATTGTCTATGATGATGCTTATAACAGTAAGCAGTCATACAGCTATGTGGGTGAAGACGTTGACACTGAAGACGGCACTGAAGCGGCCACCGGTGATACGTTGATTTTGCACGACCCGATGGATACGAGAAATCGTTGGAGCACCTTAACTAGCACATCGTTCGAGCTGGAAAATAGCTCTGTTGATGGGAAAATGGCGACTTTATCAACTAGCGGCTTTCGTGTCGCAACACATACGGCTAAAGTCTACAATTCTAGCGGTTCATATACGAACAAGAAGGTTGCTAACTTTGGGACAGCTAAGAACCACTCTTATACGGCTTTCTACGGGCCGGTTGTCATGCGAACTCTTTCAACTGCGCCTACTGATTGGCAAGTTGATTTACGCATGTCAATGCACGTTAAACAGTCCTATGCCAAAGGGAAAATTGAGTTCTATTTGCTTGATGAAGACGGCGCACGCCGTGGCAAAATTATGCTGAAAGATAGTAGTGATAGTGGCAAAGTGATGGCACAGCTTCAAATTGGCACGCACTCAGCTCATACAAATTTGTATGAAGGGTATGGCAAAACGGCCAAGGGGAAGACCAGCACCAAGACTATCAAATACTATGATAGCTCAACCACAAAGAAAACTGTGAAGAGCAAAGTACGCTACAGCGCTTCTAAAATCAAGTCATACAAGGCTACGTTGAAAAAGCTTGAGAATAAGAAGAAGCTGACCACGGCTCAAAAGAAACAACTCAAAAAGCTGAAGGCATTGTCTGCTGCAAATTGGTATTACACTACCACTAGCAGTAAGAGTGTGGCGCAAGCACAGACTGTAACGACACCAGCCAGCACTAGCACATCGTCATTCAGTGATTTTTATGGCTTGTTCAGAATCAGAAAAGTGGGTAACAAGTACACTTACAAGATTGAACAGCTTGACAGCACAACACATAAGACTAAAAAGAATGGTTTTTCAACAAGCGGTAGCAAGACACTTTCATCTAGCTACGCTTTTTCTTTGGCCAAAATTGCGATGCACACGGCCAAGATGAATATCAAAGGCTTAGATACCTATGACAGCACGTCTAAAGGCAACACCGTTTACTACAAAAATGACGTCATGTCGGGATATGATCTGAAGGTTTATCAAGCCGTTGACACGGAAGACGTGACCCCTATCGCTGACAGTGACAACACGCTTAAATTTGATTTTCAAGAGCACAAAATCTATAAGGATGACGCTGAATATATGGACAAGCTATCTATTGGTAGTTCTTGGCCCAGTCTGCAAGGCGGTGAAGAAACTGAGATCGCGATCTCACCAACGATCGCTACGGCAAACTGGGCGCTGACTTATAGACCAACTTACAAGTAAGGGAGGCTTGAGATGTATTATATTTTTAATAATGCGTTAGACAAGATCATCTCAACCGCAACGCCGGTGGGTGGCCATAGTCAAAGCGATTGGTTCGTGAACGACGAAATTCACACGGAAATCGCGTCTGAAGACTCCACCAGTGATGATGACACGTCTGTTAGTGAGATTCTGAACGGTAACTCTAAAGAATGGAATAGCTATGTAACGATGGACGTGCCACGTCCGTCTTCGCTGTATCCAATTATGGAAACCGGGGTGCACTTAGTTCATCAAAATGCAGACGGTTATCTTCACTGCTACCGGGTGTCTGAAGTAGAGGTTGACCGGTCAACTGGTTTGAAGAGTATTACAGCTTATGACTTGCTACTCTGGAATTTAAAGCACCTGGTGCCCGATTCAAAGACCATGGTGAACCCGACTTCTCAGGACGTGATGGAATATCTGCTGGGAGACTCAGACTTCACTATCAACGCTGATGAGTTTACTGGTGAGAGTGAAGATGACAGTGGGCGCACTAGTTATACAATTGACGGCACGTCGACAGCCAACTCACTGTTACAAACCGCCTTACAAGACTTTGACTTAGAGATTCGTTCCTACGTTGAAGTGAGTCAGGGTAAAGTGATCAATAAATATGTCGATATCGTTAGTGAGTTAGGTGATCAGAGCACGGGTAAACGGGTAGAATATCGGTTCAACGCTGAGAATATTCAGCGTGAAACGATTGACACCAGTTTGATTACTGCGCTGAAGCCACTTGGCGGCTCGGACGGCACCACGACAATTGCAGACGCAAACAGTGGTAGTGAATGGATTTATGACACCGCCGCAAATGATGACTATAACGCTGGTAATACCAACTATCTTGAAGGTGTGTCTTCTAACACTAATATCAGCACGGCCGCAGGGCTATTAACGTGGGGCAAGAAAGTGCTGGCTTACTATAATCACCCCCGTTCGAATTATACGGTGACTATTTCACCTGACTTTGTGGCCGCAATCGGTGATAGCGTGCGGGTGGTTGACCTGGAAGATGACCCGCAATTAGCTCTTGCTTCACGGGTAATTCAGCAAGTTGAGTCCGAGGCGACCCCAACCAGCAACCAAGTGACCTTAGGCGAATTTACAACGCTGGCCTTGGTTACGCCTAGCCTGATCAATTCGTTAGAAAGCAAGTTGAACACGAGCATTTCTGATTTGGTCAAGGCCGCATTGAGTGACAACACGGCTTTAGTGGCCACAATCCTACAGCCTGATGGCGCTGACTGGTCTTCTTCAGAATCGACTAAGCGGTTTATTGGTCACGTAGAGATTTATGGCACTGATGTTACCAGCTACTGTGAAGCGCCTGCCTTTGTATGGAATGTGTATAACAGTTCTGGTAGCGCTGATACCGACTTCTATACAACTCACCGCAATGACGGCTACTTACTTGAGCTGGCCAAAGATGAGCTCAGCAGTGGGTCTTTAACACTTAGCATTGATACTGACTACATCAGTGATACCAACGTGCTAGGAATGAATGAAGATAACGGCTCAAATTCGTTCAAATACAGCTTGAGTGACGGTTCAGATGATTCATACACTGGGAGTGTCAAGGCGTTTCAGTATGTACAACCTATTACTTCAGGAACGTATGAAGGCTACTACATTGCGTCAAGGGCATATAAGGACAGTCCTAGTACAACGGTATCTTTGTCAGTTACTCATGATTATGCAGTTGAATTTTTGCTATTGGATAGCAGTGGCACTTATCAATCATCAATGGTTATTGACGGTAGTCGGCATGGGGCCAACTTCGGCGTTCAAATTGTTAATGATCTACCGTACATCTGGACGCAAGTATATGATGATTCGAATTACTATATCAGCCGTGTGGAATATCAGGTGAACGCGATTGTAGCTGTCGATAAGCTGACTACGTACTACAAGAGTAGCCGACATATCACGTGCAATTATGACGCGACAAATAACATGGTGGGCATTCGCCTCACATATCTTGGCAAGCTATCGGTGATTGACGCAGATGAGCTAATGAATGGTAGCACGGATCTAAAATATTCTATCTTGATTACTGACTTTGGCTTTTCACTCACTGACCAGACCTTTCAATCGTTCACTGTATATGGCGACTATGTGTTTTGGAATTCAGGCAACGTTGACATGTCAGACAAACGCATGTTGTACTGCGCTAACCTCGTTACTAATTCGCTGGTATTCAGCTATGAGTGGGAATTAGTAGACATTGCCGCTAGCAATGATGTGTATGAGCCGGAAACAACCTATTATGATGGGACTGATTTATATGCGGGCTTCAACGTCAAAACTAGCAGCACTGCGACTAGCAAAGTGGAATACCTGCAACAATACCCGTTGACACTGCGTACTGACACTACGATTACCTTCAGTGCCGACGATGATTCTGAAGATGAAACAGAATAAATGAAAGGAAGTGAAAAGAATGGCAACGCTGGGAACGGTGTCAGTCTCAATCACCGATGCTAGTACCACTGCTGAGACCGCGCAAGCAACCGCAGACACAGCAAGCGCAGGTGTCACTAGCTTAAATACTAGTAGCATAATGTCAGTGATTGAAAAGCAACAGCTTGAGTATTCTTTGACCGTGGCCACAATTCAATATACGGCAATTGTCACCACAGCTAAAAGCAGTAGTATTAGTACAACGGCATTAACCACAGCTTACAACGCAATGAACACTTATGAATCAAGCCTATTAGCAGATTTGACGACTGCAAGCACGGTTGACCGTGATAACCTGACTACGTTGCAAAGTACATATAACACCGCTTATTCAAATGTTCAGACGCTGATCAATGACAGTTTTAGTAGCTCAATCAGTGAAGCCGCAGCTAGTGCAGCAACGGCAAGTACGGCTGCAAGCACCGCTTCAGCAGCCGCAAACAGTGCTGGTGTGGTTGGTAGCAGTGCTTCAAGTACAGCTTCAGTTGCTTCAGCGGCAGCAAGTCAAGCAAGCGCAGATTACACCACGCTTAGCACAGGAGTTTCAGACGGTTCATTAATTCACATCACAACCAAGACAACTATTGATGAAGCTGTCATTGGCACAGCAGAGTTAGCAGACGCTGCCATCACTAATGCAAAAATTGGTAGTGTATCTGCAAGCAAATTGACTGCGGGCACGATTGACTTCAGCACCATCACTGGTACAAATATCAACGCTACCAATATCACCACAGGGACACTAGATGTAGCACGCTTGAATGTCGGTAGTTTATCAGCCTTGTCTGCTGATCTAGGGACAGTGACCAGCGGCACGATTAAAGGTAATACAATCACCGGTGGCACAATCAGTGGGGCTACAGTTTCTGGTAATACAATTACCGGTGGCACGATCAGCGGTACTGCAATCACGGGTACAGTCATCAATGGTGGCACGATTAACAGCGGTGTGATCAACAGCGGGACTAAGAGCACTAGCAGCTATAACACCAGCGGCTATTACCCACTCACTATTAATGCTAGTGGCGTGTACACATCTACTATGTTTGACAGTAGTGTGGGTTTGCAAGCCGCAATTAATCAAGCGTCACTCACAACAAGTGTAAGATACTTTACTGCTTCAAGTGACGGCACATATTATGCAAATGAAGCTTCACTGAGCAATGGCCAACTGACACTTACTGACGGTTATACAGCAGCTTCAGATAACACATTTTCAAGTGGTATTACTGCTACTGGGAGTGTCGATCTTAGCTCTGTGTATGGCATTAACTTGTATGGCAACACGCAGACAATCACTTTTAACGGCTTACTATCCGACACGAATAAAGGCATTACTTTTACAGCGTATGGCAACATTAAGGGGAATGCTAATCAGGGGACCTGGATCTTAGAAGACAATAATAGTAGTACCACGGCTAGTTTTGGAATCGACACGAGCACCAGTAACCCGATTACATTTAACCGCGAGCTCTGGGTTAGCAATATGGGCTTAGGCATAGCCCATCAAGTTCGGTCTAAAGACGGTGGCGGCATTTATTTTACTGATGACAGTTCGAACCGTGTAGACACTTACCACAAGAACATTTATTATTCAGGCTCATCTTCAAAATCATTGCTCTCTGAGAAGACTAATGTGACGGCCGCTGACGTTAATTACTGGTCAAACCTTGCTATGAGCGTTGATCTGGCCACGTACAATTATGATACAGATGATTACACTGACCCGTTGCGCTTATCAGGGATTATTGATGACGTAAATGCAACAAAAGAATGGACTTTGCCTGAAGCGTTCTATGCCCGTGATGAAGACGGCAACATAGTTGGTATTGATAACGGTGTTCTTTTGAACGCTGTACTAGCTTTATCGCAGGAACAGGCAAAGCAAATTGACGAATTAAACACTAACGTTTTAGCTATGGAGGCAAAAATCAATGGATAGTTTATTAATCACGAATTACAAACCCGACTACAACAACAACATTATGACCATCTCTTTCACTATTAAGAGCCTTGCAATTAGTTCAGAAAGCACGATTTCAATGGACGACTTCAACACAGCCATTGCTAGCGGCGTTGAAGCTATTAAGGAGCTGGTTCTGAACAGCTTAATTACTGCGCTCAGCGCAATGTTGCCTGATGACACAACGACTACTACAACTGAAGCGGTGAGTGCTGATACTACGACAACCACTACCGAAGCGACGACTGACGATACAACGACTGAAACCACTACTGAAGGGGCGACTGAATGATGCAAATTGACGGACAAGCATTAGTTGATAAGATGCGTCAGAATTTCGCACAAAAGATCGCAATTAGCGAGCAAGAAATTGCAATGCTTCAAGTTCAGAATGACAATCTGCAACATGAACTAAACACGTTGAAAGGGAAGAAGGATAAATAATTGAACGTTAGAAAGTTAATTAAGGGCGGGCTGCTGATGGTGGCCGCGCTTTTCTTTTTGGTTGGCGCCAAGGTTACTGCAAGTGCTGCAACACAGCCTGTGCTTGACCTGTCCGAGTGGCAGGGGACTATTACAGCCAGCCAAGCTAAATTGTTGAAGGGTGAGGTTAAAGGGGTCATTTTACGAGTGCAATATGGCTCTAATTACGCCGATAAAACTTTCGTACATAACGTTAAGGTTCTAAAAACTGCGGGTGTTAAATACGGTGTTTACTCATTTAGCCAGTATGTCAGCGCTAGTGACGCGAAGCAAGAAGCTAAGGATTTCTATAACCGAGCCAAAGCTTACGCACCACAATTCTATGTGAATGACGCCGAAACAAATACGGTCACAAGCGGCACTTATGCCGCTGCCACCAAGGCCTGGGCTACAGAAATGCAGTCGCTAACTGGTAAGAAGGTTTATTTATACAGCTACCGCAGTTTCTATACTACTAATATTAAGACCAAATCTGGTTACGATGGCTTTTGGTTGGCTGCTTATCAAAGTAGCACACCTAGTGGTGCTGATTACCAATTATGGCAGTATTCCGATAGCCTTTATAATACGGCCTTAAAGCAATCAACTGATGCTTCCAAATTTATTGGGACTAATAATTGGTTTGGCGACACCATTGATAAATCTAAATATCCAAATGGTGGCCACGTTCTAGGTGAGGTAGTGCGTGTTAAGGTCGGAACTAAGTTCTATGGCGCGAAAACAAAGATTGCAACAGCACTAACTAACATTGATTTGCGTGTCCGGGCAATCAAAACGATTTATACCGGCACGTCTAACCAAGTGCTAACCATCTACAATGGGAAGACGGTTATTGGGCAAATCCGAGCACAAGATGTCCGGACGGCTTACTATTCCAATCCAGATATTAAAAAAGTGAAAGTGATTAAAAGTAATGGGATTTGGACTTATAAAAATGGCAAGGCTCAAAATCATATCAGCAAGGGAACCGTTCTTAATGTTAGTGGTTATACTACTTGGAATGGGTATCGGCGGTTTGTACATGCGGGGCATGGTACTAATATCACGTCCAACAAGGCCAATATTAAGGTAGTGAAGTAAATGGCACAGGGCGATATTAGTGATGAAACCCGTTTATTAATGGAGATTAAAGAAAATTTAGGCCGTCTAAACCAGAAATTTGACGATATGGGAAGCATTGATGAAAAGGTCAACCAAGCGTTAGCTTCTAGTAATGAAAACAGTCGTCGAATTGATCGACTAACAACGATTCAGAATTGGCTGATTAGTGTATTGGTGGGCGGTGGGTTAATAACCTTATTAATTTACATTGCAGAAAAATTCATTTAGGAGAGACATTAATGACAAAAATCAAAAAAGTAGTAACCAAATTCTTTCAGACCATTGCGGCAACTTTTAAGGCTAACTACACTAAAGCTTCTTATTGGGCCCAAATCATTGGTTCAGTATTAGTGATTGGACTGGCTGTCGCCACGGTGTTTTTTAACGTTAGTATTGATACCAATACGGTTTTATTGATCATTACCGGCGTCGGAGCACTATTAGCGTTTTGGGGCGTGATTACGGATAATTCTATTTTGGAAGAT